CATTAAGGGCCTGACCTTTGACGGCAAAAACGGCGTTAGCGTACTGACCTTTGCCCGCGTTACTTTGGGCATCGCCACTACCGGCGACCGTGAAACGCTTAACAGGTTTGCCAATGGCGGCAACGTGCGCGGCATCGTGAGCAACGACACCAGCGTTAGGGGCTTTGGCGAGTACCAAGATAAGCAGCTGGAGAAGACAGCCGAAAACATTGACGATAGATTTCAGAACGGCGAGCGCATAGTTAGTTTGCCGGGACAGGTGGACTTTAAGCAGATTTCACTAAGCAGCACCGACATGGAATTTTTAAGCAGCCGCAAATTTACGGTGCGCGAAATATGCCGTTTCTTTGGCGTGCATCCGTCTTTTGTTTACGACGACACCAGCAATAACTATAAGTCAGCAGAGATGGCTAACGTGGCGTTTCTTAGTAACACACTTAACCCGCTACTGCGCCGCATAGAGAATGAACTACTACGCAAATTAGTAGAACCATCGCTAAGCGGTAAGTATAAGTTTGAATTTGACCGCAGGGGGCTTTATGCGTGCGATTTGGATAGCCGCATTAAGTACCAAGCGCAGACCATAGCCGCCGGCATTTACACAGTAAATGAATGGCGCGCCAGTGAGAATAAAGAGCCGGTAGCCGGCGGTGATCGTGTGTTAGTATCCGCTAACCTGAAAGCCATTGACGAAGTAACCGACGATAGTAACAGTATTGATAACAACACAACCGAGGGCAACAATGAATAAGAACGAATTAGTTAGACGTACACTGCACACGCCCGGCGCAGATATTCATGTGCGCGAGGGTGCAGACGGAGCGGCAAGCCGAACCATTACAGGCTATGCCATCCTGTTTAATACCGAATCTGCGCCGCTGTGGTCAGATGAGGATAGCGAAGCGCGCGAGATTATAGACCCCGCCGCTATCACTAAAGAACTTTTGGACGGCTGCGACATCAAATTTACGATGTTCCATAACCGCCAGCTGATATTAGCCCGCAGCAAAGAGGGCAGCGGCACACTTAGCTACGCCGTCGATGATAAAGGCGTGCAGTTTGAGTTTGACGCGCCAAACACCGCTGATGGCGATAAGGCATTAGAGTTAGTGCGCCGTGGTGACATCGCCGGCTGTAGCTTTGCATTTACTACACGCTACTGGGATAGCGAATTTGTAGAGCGCACAGCAAAGGTAGTAAACGGTACCACGATGATAACCTACCGTGTGAAGATGGTTACAGGCGTTTACGACATGACATTAGCCGCTGATCCTGCCTACCCGGACACATCCGTAGAGGCACGCGAGTTTGCTAAAGAACTGCGCGAAGCATCGCCGGAGCAGCAGCCTGATGCCAAACAAGTAGAAATAATGCGTGAGCAGGTGCGCGAAATGCGCCGCGCTGCAAAGCATAAATTAGTATAATGTTCAACCCCCTAAAAAGATTTGTATATGCCGAAAAAGACAAATGCAAAAATGAGTGTTCGCGAGATGGTCAGCAAGTACCAAGCGAACTGCGACCGCATTGGCGAGATCGCCGACGCGTGCGAGAGAGAGCAGCGCGGACGTACCGAGGCAGAAACCAAAGAGTACGAAGCACTGGAGCGCGAAAATGACCTTTTGCGTATGCGTATGCAGTCTGCCACTGCGGACTATATGCGTGAGAACCCTAACGCAGCTGCTGACGCTGCCCGCATCATGCGTGAAAACATGGAAGCGGGCCGCCAGACACAAATTTTGTTGGTGCGTGATTTGATGATGGTTAGCGACACAGCTAACAGTGCCGTGGTGCCTTTGAAGATCCAAGACATTTTGGAGCCTTTGACAGAGGGCCTTATTTTGGACAAAGTAGGTTTGCCTTTGCCTACAGGTTTGGCAGGTGACTACGTTTGGCCGACCTACGAAACTGTAGAAGCTACCATCGCCGGCGAGGGTGTAGCCCTGACTGATACAAAAATCAAGTTAGGCAAACTCACTGCATCGCCTCAACGTATTGGCATCGCTATCCCTATCACACGCCAGACTATCAACCAGACCGAAGGTTTGATTGAAACCATCGCCAAAAAGTTAATGCCGCTTAGCATCGCTATGCTGCTTAACAAGATTTTGTTTAGCACCGAGAAAGTAACCAACGCTACCACATTGGTAGGCCCCTTTGTCGGCTTAGCTGGCGATGCCGAAACCATTACACCCGACTTTAAGAGCCTTAACGCTATGAAAGCCGAGGTATTGGAAACAGGCGTAGATGGCGATAACCTTTGCTTTATTATGACAAAGGCACAGAAAGCCATTTTGGAAGCAACCCCGAAAGATAAGGGTAGCGGCATCATGGTATGCGAAAATGACAAGATCGCCGGACTGCCGGTATTTACTACCAACTACATCCGTAAGAAAGACGGTGAAACAGTAACCGAATTTATCGGTTTGGGCGATTGGCGTTATCAACCTATGGGCCTTTTCGGTGACATTTCCTTTGTTATCGACCCCTATAGCCAAGCACGCAAGGATGCTGTAGATTTCGTACTCAACGTGAACTACGGCACTACTACTTTGCGCAGTGAGGCGTTTAAGTTGAAAAAAGTAGCAACTGCTTAACATTGGTAGTGATTATGGCTGTAGTGGATTTGGCATTATTCAAAAAACACGTGCGCGCTGATGATTTCGACAGCGACGATGAGTATTTGCAGCATCTTTTAGATACTGCGGAGGTATCGGTAATAAATGCGACCAACCGGGACGAAGAAGAACTGAAAACCATAGGTAATGGCGCATTTCCTGCACCCATCAAACACGCCGTGATGATGTTAGCAGCACATTGGTATAACCAGCGTGAAAGTGTTAGCAGTGTGCAGATGCACACAGTGCCGGATGCACTGCAAGCCTTAATCAAACCATATCGTAAATTAGTGGACGAATGAGAGCCGGAGAGATGAAATACAAACTGGAACTGCTAAAGCCTGTAAAGACTATTAATAGCTTTGGTGAAACGGAGGCGGGCTATGAAAAGACCGCTACCGTGCACGCCGAGCGTGTAACCTTTACCGGGCGGCGCAGCATGGAGGTGGGAGAAACATTTCCAGACTACAGCGTAAATTTCAACATCCGCGATGCCCACGAAGTAGCCGAGAACTGGAGAGTACGACAGCTGGGCGGCTACCTCTACAGCATAACTAACATTATCCCTAATTTGGATAGAGGCTATGTTACTTTGGTTTGCACACGCGTAAACGAGTAAAGACGATGGCAGACGCTTTGAACTATGACGACGCGAATTTGCGACAGCTATTTGTCGAAATGGAGCCGAAGCGCAGATTACAGGCATTAAAAGGTGCTTTTAGGCGAGAGGCCAACAAGGTACGAAAAACAGCGATTAATAATTTGCGCGGCAGCATCCGTACAGATCGTGACCTGACTAACGGAGTACGTGCCATAGTTTTTAAGAAAGCAGCCGGATTTCGTGTAACGATTGGCACGAAGCGAGCAGGCAAAGCCGGCGGTAAATCGTATGGCTACCATACGAACCGACAGGGACTAAAAAAGCCTGTTTTAATCTGGGCCGAAGAGGGTACGGAACTGCGCCGCACTAAGACCAAAACCAAAGTCTATACCCGCGCCCGCAAAGGTCACAGCACAGGCCGTATGAAACGCTACGGCTTTATGCGTAAGACCCGCGACGATGTACGCGATAGTGTGACTAACGATTTGCACAACGAAGTGATAAATAACGTAGAAAAAATAGCTAAGAAGTATGGCTGTAACTAAGACATCATTAAGCGCGGGCGAAATTATTCGCGCTATCCTGATCAGCGACGAAGACGTAAAGCAGCGCACTAACAAGGTATTCCCGGTAGCCGCCACTGACACAGAAACGCTGCCGTATATCCTGTATAGGCGCAGCAGCATGGTGCCGGTGCCGACCAAAGGCGCGACCAGTGCCGACACAGTACAAATAGAGGTACTTTGCTTTACTGAAAGCTACAGCGCGGGCGTGGAGTTAGCCGAGGCAGTGCGCGGTGCGTTAGACCATCGCCAGTATGAGGGTATGCGCAGCTGCACACTGAACGACAGCGAAGAAGCCTACCAAGATGATGCCTATGTGCAGCAATTAGTGTTTAACGTGAAAATATAAACGAATTATGGAAAGTAACTATATTAATGGTAGTGACCTGCTTTTGAAAGTAGGGGGCAAGGCGATAGGACATTGCACAAGCCACACACTGACATTTAACAGTGAAACTAAAGACCGCGCAGTTAAGCCGGTGGCTACTGCGTCTAAGTCTGCCGGACTTTGGAAAGGCAAAGGCGTTACAGGCCTTAGCATTTCTATTTCGTTTGACGGTTTGCGTTTTTACAACGAAACCGAAAACGGCTTTAGTGAGATTGCAGCCAAGTGGGGCAAAGGTCAGAGCGTAGAGGTAGAAGCCTTTGAGAGAGAGGGCGACGACACACCCTACGTTAAAGGTAATTTCGTTATCGCATCGCTGGAGGAAACCAGCCCTGCACAGGACGATGCAACTTACACAGGATCTTTGGAAAACGACGGCGAGCCTGAAACCTATCCCGGCAGAGAAACTGACGCAGCCTAATGAAACGCATCGAAATAGCAATAAACGGCGAAGCATACCCCTGTAGCCCTACTATGGGGGCTATGCTGCGTTTCAAACAGGAAACAGGCCGAGAAGTAACGGCGATGGACGGTAGTTTTAGCGACCTATGCACCTATCTGTGGTGCTGTGTGGCATCCGCCTGTAAGCGAGAGGGCAAACGATTTGACCTATCACTGATGGACTTTGCCGACAACATTAGCCCCGAAGACATGGCGGCATGGGAAACCAGCATTAGAGCCAACACCCAAGCAGCAGACGACACCGCAGAAAAAAAAAGCCTGTAGGTATCACGGAACTGTTAGGCATGGCGATGGGCTGCATAGGCCTGACGTTTGACGACTTTTGTAACAGTACCTTTGAAGAATTTGAGGCCATTAGTAAATCATGGTCAGATATGCGCGAAGCGACAGAAAAAGGCGACTGGGAGCGTATGCGACTGTTAGCAGCTATCTGCATACAGCCGCACGTTAAAAAGAAAATCACGCCACAGGCTTTAGTACCTCTACCGTGGGACAATGGAAAACGAAAACAGAAAGCAGCGGGCAAAGCACAGCCGACAGCTGCCGAGTGTAAGCAACGATTTGAAAAATTAGTGCATCGCACAGATGCCCATAAATAAACGTAACGATGGCAGGAAAAAGCACAATTTCAATCACATTTAAGCTGGATGGCGACGGCAAAGGCTTTAAGGACTTAGCCAAAGATGCCGACGGCTTGAAGCAAGTTATGACATCTGTAATATCGGAGGCTGAAAAGCTAAATACCAGTGCCATTAACTTTGCAGCCATCGCT